ACGAACCATCAGTGCGTTCTGTTTGTGCTGGCTTACTCTCAAACTTATTGGGAAAAGCTGCACGAATTCTATTATCAATTTCTGAATAAAAATCTTCATCCGTAGGATTATAACCTTCATTCTTTAATTCAGCATCTATTGCTAAAGCTGAAGCAGTCATTATATTATCTTTACCAAACCATTCATTATTAGCTTGCCAATCTACAGCTCTTGGGTCTGCTTGAACTGGTTGTTGCACTGGTTGTTGTGCAGGCTGTGCTTTTTGTTTTGGTTGTTCAGTAAATTTACTTTTTGTTACTGCTACATTTTTTAAATCAGTTTGTGCTTCATTTAATGCTTCTTGTGCTTTTAATAGCTTATCTTTATCTTGTGCCTCAAAAGCATCTGCATAAGAACTTCTAGCTAATTCAAGTTTATCTTTTAATTGCTTTTCAGTTGCATCTAAATTTAGTTTACTGACTTGATGAAACTCGTTTTCTTTTGTATTATAAGAACTTTTTAGTTGTTCATTTTGTTGAATGAGTTGATTTATCTGCTCATCTCGTTCTTTTCTTTGACGTATTAATTGTCTAATTCTTTTTTCTGCACCTTTGGTTTCAATACCATCTAATTCTTTTGGTGCTTCTTTAGCAGGCTCTTCTGCTTTAACTGGTTCTGGTTCAGGTTTTGCCTCAACCTTTTCTTTTTCTTCTACTTCAAATTCTACTTTATTATCTTCTTTATTTTCTGAGACTTCTATCTCACTCCACTTATCTTCCATTTTATTCTCCGTTGTGCACGAAACAAACGTATTACGTGCTTATTATTATTATACCACATTTTACAAGAAAATGCAACCTTTATTTACATATTTGTTAAATTAAATGTTGGGTCAAGATGTGTTGGGTCTTCAACCTTCATTATTATCTGGTCATCAAATAACAATAATAGTTTAATTCCTTTATAAAATAACTTTTGTCCGGCATGTTTACCATAACAAATGTAGTCATCTTTTTTACACCATGCTCCAGCAGGAAACTTTTCTTTATCTTTATAAGCTAAATTACCTATCTTTAACACTCTACCAACTGTTGTTAAATAAGATATATCATCTTTAACACTTCCTGGTAATAATATACCACCTTTAGTTTTTTCCTTAATACTTATAGGTCTAACTAAAACGTGATATCCTGGCAGTTCTGGTAATATATCTGGGTCTAATGTATCATCATCAGATATCCATGAACTGTTTTGCATTGCTTTGCCTAAAGCGACTTGTTGCATTAATCATCCTCCATTCTTCGTTTTATTATATGTTTTAAATTATTTTTACACCATTCTATACTTGTGATAGAACCAACCATTTGCCTATAATGAGGATAATCTTCAGCAGAACCATTACCTAATGTTTCCTTTAACTGAGAGATTTCCTCATCATAAGCTTTAAATACTTCGTCAAATATTTCCACTATAGCTCAGCACATGCATAGCAATTAATTTCTAGGCCTACACTGATTTCTTTTATAATAGGTTTATTCCACATAAGTTACTCCTTTTATTATTAAGCTGCGAAAGCAAATGCACCTGTTAACAATGTTGGTGCTCCACCCATCTCAGCAGCAATATCCCATACACCATCTTCATAACAGATAAATGCAATCTTACTACCAATAGTAAATAAATTTGTTGCTGCATTTGCAGGTGTAAAAACTAATTGAGTTTCACCTTCTGCAGAAATATCAAATGTTACTTCATTGGTTGCTCTTGATTCAATAACAGAACCAGTTTTCCAAACATCACTACCGGCTGCATTAAAAGTTAAAGTATTAGTTCCACCTGCTGTTTCATCTGCTTGAACATAAACACAAACTGAACCTTCTTTTGCTGCAGGTAAAGCTACTGCTGCTGCTGCAGCTCCTGTGTAGTTTACTACATTTAATGCCATATCAGTTAATGTAATACTCGCACCAGTTGCTAAGTCATTAAGTGATAAACCAGTTAAGTCAGGCATACCTGAACTCATTCTAGTTGTTTCAACATCTGAACTCGAATCTCTAGTTGCAATTTGAAAACCTCTTGTAGACCTGACTGGTCCTTTAAAAGTTGTATTCGCCATTTTCTTCTCCTTTGTTACTCTACTGTCTTGGCAAGTCTGCTAGGTCAGTCAGTAGAAATTTATAAATCCTAGAAATTATTTATTTGATTTTTCAATAAAATTTAATACGTCTTTGTCTTCTTTTTGTTCTACATCTGCTTGTTTCTTTGCAGAATCAAATAACATCTTTTGTTGTTCTAACTGTATCTTTTCTTCTTCAATAGATAGCTTAGTCATAACATCTAATTTCTTTAATGCTTCTCTACTTGTTCTATCATCTACAGACTTTTGTGCTTTAAAGTTTGTAGTAATACCTTTATGTTGAGCATCAATCATTTGAGCTTGACGTTTAATATCTAATCCTTGAGCTTCAATAGCTATCTTTGCATTTTCTTTTGCAGCATCCAGTTTTAATTTTTCTTTTTCAAGTTCTACTTTTGCCTGCTCTAATGCTACTAGTTGTTGCTCTGGTGACATTTGTTGACCCATAGCTTTATTAGCATTAAGAACATCTTGAGCTGCTGCAGCCATAACAGCTTCTATCTCTGTAGGTTGTTGAGCTTGTTGTGGCATTTGCTCCATCATTAGTTTTGTTGTGCCACTCATTTGTTCTTGATATTTCATTATTGAATGTTCTTGTATATTAGATTCTAAGACTGGTTTTAATCTAGCCATAATAGGATTAGCTCCATTCATTGGGTCTGATAAATATGACATCTTAACTTGAATGTGTGCATCATGATTTTGACCAGGAAAAGCTGAGATAGGTATACCTTTAGTTGCAGCAGCTATATCAGACACAGGGTCTAATGGTTGTGGTCTAGGTGCTTGTGGTAATATCTCTTCTATGTTAGGCATATTAGCAGCATTTAATATGGTTCTATTTAATGCTTCAAGATTAAACATACCTGGTGGTGATTGTTGTGCCATTTGTAATGCCATATTAGCTAACATCATTCTATGTGCATTACTTGGTATATTAGGGTCACTAACCGGTACAACATCTACAACACCATCAAAGTCTTTTCTAAATATTTCTCTACTTGCATTAGGAACATCATATGGATATTCTCCTGGTAGATAATCATAATCTATCTCTGCAATAATTTTAAATTCATCTCTTTGTGATTTATGTAATCTTTTATGAACACCAGAAAAGAACTTACTAGAAGCTTCTATTAAAGCCATAGTAGTTCCAACAGGTCCATAGGAGGCAGCATCAGAAACAATTTGTTCTGTACTGTCTGCAAACTTCTGACCAGCAGCAGTTACAAATCCAAGCATACTATATAGAACTGAGGAAGGCTCTTTATATGGGAGAGGAACTATAGCCTTTTGCAAATCTATACCAGTCGCTTCGACCTCCTTGAACTCACCAGGAGCAATAGGTTCGTTATCGCCCACCATTCTTACTCCTTTGGCCTTAAATCCTCCAGGTAAATTAGCAAACTGACCTGCATCTACTAAGCTACGCATAGCTGATGTGGCTGTTAATGTAAGATTACCTAAGAAGTGTATAAGACCTAACCCATAGAAACTAAACCCAGGTACAAATTTGTAATGAACAAAATGCATTCTCTTTTCTTTATTTGCATCTTTGGCTCTATAGTTTCTACGAATACTTAGTACCTGACGAGATTCCTCCTCTACTGTAATAATGTAAGGAGCAAACTCACCTTCTTCACATTCAGGGTCAGGAATGTCAAGATGTACGTGTTGTTCTAGTAATACATATTGTGGGTCACTATCTGCTGTTGGTGATATACCCATAATAGTATTTAATTTTTCTGATAAATTTGTTTGTGATGGATTAGAAGGTGTAGGTAAATTTACATCTGCATATATACCAGCTTCAATATCTCTTTGTATATCTACAGGATTACGATAAATAACGTGTGTATATCTATCTGCCTTCTTTAGATTAGAAGCATAATAAGAAACATAGAATTGGTCAATAGGTACAAACTCTGATACTGGTCTTTCTAGTCCGGCATCATAATATACTTTTTTAATTGCAGAACCTATTAATGGTAAATGAAATAACATTCTTTCAAACTCATCAAAGTATTCTGGCATCTGCTCAGTTATTTGATAGTTCATAAAGTTCTGAACTCTATTAGCTTGTTCTTGTTTTTCTACAGATTGATTTCCTAATATCTGTGCCTTTACTGGGCCACCAGCAGGAAATAATTCTTGTGAAGCTTTTGCTTGAAACTTAACAGCAGATTCAATTAATAGTGGATGCACTGCAGTACACGCACCTTCAAAAGGTTCTGTTGTATCTTCTAGTTTTAATCCTAATAAATCAAATCCTCTTTCAAACATTGAATCCCATTCACCTCTAGAATCTTTGTCTGCTTGAAAATTATCTATAACAGTATTAGCAATATCATTTAACAAACCTTCTTCCATATCTTCTGCAAGGTTAGTATAATATTCTTTTGCTGTTACTTCTTCTTCTATTCCTTCTTCACCAAAGTTTACTACAACCCCACCATCATCTGCAACTTCAAAAGATACATTCTCATCTTCTGGTACTGTAGCATTTATATTTACTACATTAGTTGATTCTTCTTTTTGTTCGAATGGATTTTTTTCTACTGCCATTATTTAGTTCCCCTCTTTAAATCTTTTCTAATTTTATTTACTTCTTTTATATCTAATACACGATTAACTTTCATCTCCCCACCTATTAACCATGCTCCTTCCATATTAGGATTTGTTTTATATCTATAACTACCACCCTCTGGTACATAATCTAAATCAGCTTCTCCAGCTATTATACTTCCATCTTTTTTTCGACCAGCTCTAGAGTTTGCAATATTTTGATAATCTTTTTTATCATTACTAAATTCAACTTCTGCCGAAACTCTTTTTGCTCCTTCTCCTTTTTTAGCACCTGGTTGTGCTAAATGAGATGCATCTGGAACTGTATCTCCATGCCAACCTGGTCTATATTTTACAGAGGAAACTGCTCCAAAACCTATAGATTTTTTTGATTCATCAGAAACTTTAAATCCTGCCTCTATTAATTTTTGTTTTTCTTCAGCATTTTTAACTGGTTTATAATCCATACTTCCACTTGTAGTTGGTTGTTGTTTTCTTCCTTTATTATCTAAAAAATAAAAACCTTTATCAGCTTTCATCCATTGATTAATAGGAACAGGTGTTTTAGAATCAACATATAAAGGATAAATATTACCATCATCTTTTTTTTGAAATACTTTATAACCTTTAATTACATCTTTAGGCTCTTGTCCTTTAGGTACAAAGTTTGGATTAATATATTCTTTTGATTCTCCAATTTCATCTGCTATTTTATTCATATTCATTTCAGTAGCAGGTTTATTATTTTGTTTTAAAATCTTTTTAATATTTTTTATTGATGTTAGTTCTGGTAATCTTTTAGCTGCAGCTTTAACAAGTTGTACTCCTTTACCAGCTACAGGTATTGTTCCTAATCCTGCAAGAATAGTTAGCCCACCTTTCAATGCTGCCTCACCAAACTTACCTTCTTCTACTGCATCTTTAGTTTCTTTAAACATTTTCTTAGCTTCTACTGCTGATAAAATTTCACCAGTTGGACTAGCAACTTCAGCAACAAACTTTTGTGCTGGTGGTAATCCTTCATACAAATTTAATGCTTGATTAAAATAATCACCTAGTTCTTTTTGTTGTGCTTCATCTAACTCAGGTAATTCAAAATTATCTTCTGGTTCTATAGGTCTATCAGACTGTGGCATCTCTGCAGCTAATTGTGTATATAATTCATTAATTTTATTCATATATATATTATACCACTAAACTCGCCAATATGCAACCCTTTTTTTACTTTTATTTTCTTCTTCCATATATGGGTCATCTGGATGCGTTAATCTCCAGGATTCTTTCATGTAATGTATGGCCATTGTCATTGCGTCAACTTGGTCATCATGAGCCGAGTTTGGAAACTGTAAAATCTCTGTGTATAAATCATCAGACCATTTTTTATTTTTAGGTAGCCACACTCTGCCTGCTTCAATCATTGGTGATGCTGCATACACTCTGGATACTTTATCTTTGTCTGGTATATAATCTTGCACTGGTAAGCCAGCTCTACGCATATCTTGTATTAAAGATTGACCAGATGCTTTCTTTTCTATGATACATACATCAGGATTAAATTCATCATAAAGCATTTGTGCTATTCGTCTTAGTTCTGGATATTCATATCTGCCTCGCATGTTTCCTAATAGAATTATATTTGAAACATAATCTTCATATCCATGTTCGTTCTCTTCAAATCTAGAAAAGATACCCCAGGTTTGTATCACACTATAGTCGGCAGTAGTTCTTGTAGAAAAAGCAGTATCATATGTTTGAATAATAAAATCACATGCTGGTGGTTCATCATATTCCCACCACTGTAACCATTTCTTTTTTATTAGACCACCTTCATCAGGTGTTGGGTCCTGCATATATAATGCATTCCAGTACCTTGCACCATTAGAGGCTCTGATTTCTTGTTCATCAATCTTTAATGATTCGTCTGTCTTCCATTCAGGAAAGTAACTACCACCTACAGGTAACTGTAATAACTCGGCACTGGCTTCATCTAGCCATGCAGGTATTCTTACTACTTCCCAAGGTAGAATAGTTGAAAATTCTGATTGTTGTTTTAGTAACCATCCACATAAATCATCATAATGATATCTTGTATTAATAATTAAGATAGAACCATTAGGCATAATACGTGTTCTTAGTCCTGCAGGGTACCATTCTTTTACATATCGTCTTCCTGCTTCTGAGTATGAGTCTTCTTCAGACATCACATCATCAAGTATGGCTATGTGTGCTCCTCTTCCTGCGATTTGACTCTTGACTCCGGCTGCATAGTAGCTGCCTCCTTTGTTTGTCTTCCATTTTCCTGCTGCTCTAACATCTGTCCTAAGAGAAACACCTGTAAATACGTCTTGAAAAGACTTAGTTGATACAATATCTCTAACAGACCTACCGAAATCGCTAGAAAGCTGGTCGCTATGACTGACTGTAAGTATTTCATGTGCTGGATTCCTTCCAATATACCAAGCTGGGAACAATTTAGAACAGATAACAGACTTAGAACTCCTGGGAGGCAAGAATACCATCAGCCTTTTTATAGTTCCTTCTTCTAATTGTTTTAATTTCTCTGATATTACTTCTATATGTTTACCCATTTGCCAGTCAGAGACTAGTGTAGGGGCAAATAAACGTACAAATGTAAGGAAATCATGCTTAGAGTAGTGCTTTATAGTGTTGTCCCACTTGTTTTTATAATTAATTACCTCTTCCATAATATTATTATACCATACTTTGATAGAAAAGGCAACTAAAATTATGCCTTTATAGGTTTATATATAATATATATAATATATATAATATATATACTATATAATTTCAAGTAGTATATTAAAATAAATATAATAATAATAACTATAATAATAATTATAACATATTTATAATACTATATAAACTATATAGACTCGGCTTTGTCTATAGACCCTCAGATTTTTGTGCATATGTTTCACCTGCATATATATATAGATAATATCTTGCGATTTTTTTGCCTAGGCCTAGTAAATAGCTACTATGTCTTCTCAAATCTCAAAAAACTATAGTTAGTTTATGGCCGTCTATAAAATTATCTAAGTCTATACAGGTTGGTGCAGTTGTTCTGCTTGTTTGTATAATA